AAAAAGATTGATTATAACTTGGAGTATGAAGAATGGAAAAATCAATATTATCAATATTATTTTAATGTAAGTAAAAGTAATATTGATGAATATAATAGAATTAGAGTAAATTGTGTTAAAAATTATTTTGAGAGTATAGTGTTTAGTAGTAGATACTATTATATTGAATGTCCATCTTGGAATTGGCATTATAAATTTAGAGTTTCTCCTTTATTATCGGATATGATCTATGTATTAGAAAATAACTTAATTGATATTAATAATATGGAGTTTGATTTGGCTCAACCATATACACCATTTCAGCAATTAATGCTTATCTATCCACCTCAAATGGATTATTTAGTACCTGCTCCATTGCGTCCAATTATGAATGATGATAAATTATTGTGTAGTCAGTTTTACCCAATTGATTTTAGACTTGATGTTGCAGCAGGTATTAAAACACAATATAGTGAAGCTATCTTACCAGAGATTGATGAAGATTTATTAATTCCAGTTGTTAAAAAAATGGAAGAAAAATTAACACCAGAAGAAAAAGAACGAAATATGGTTCGAGAGAAAATATTTATGCTTTAATAGAGCTTCGATTGACCTTTTGATAGATCGCACTAAGTATAATCACTCCATTTATTATTGGTAAATGTATTGTTATTAGGTGCGAGCCCGCTCCATGCATCACCTTGTCTAGAAGATTGTGACATGCATTCTATTTGATATTGTGCTTTACACCAATCAATGTATTGAATATAAGGTCCATGTTGATGATAACTATATGAATTTACTCTAATATTAAAAATTTTTAGAGCTTCTTCTTGTTGATTAGAAACTGTAAGTTGATTAGCAATTTTCTTCTCTTTTTTTGATTGAGAGCACCCCATTTTTTGTAGGTTATTCTATATTATATCCTATGTTACTTTTATTATTCTAAATCAATTTTTCTAAAAATTGATTTACTTTAAGTCTTATTTTTATTTTAAATAATAAGTAATAAATAATAAAACTATGGACCAGTTATCTTGCTTAATTTGTTGGGAAGAAATTGCCAATCAAGATTTTGTTAAATGTGTAAGATGTAATATACTTTTACACAATTCTTGTGAAGAAAGATATAGAGCAAATAGAGAATATTGTAAATGTCCACATTGCCAAAGAATTGGTACTTTAGGTAGTATTCCAATTAGACATAAAATAACTTTTGATAAAAATTATTATCAACAATTAAAATATAATATTGAATATTCTGAATTTCATTTTGCAATAAGCCCAGAAAAGATCTTTGGTTTATTAAGAGATAATTCAGAAAAAATAAATAATTTAAGTAGTTTTACAGATGTATTGAATAAAGCGTGTAAACCAGGTGGATATGCTCCTGTTTATTCTTCTGTAGGTTATATATCAACAACATTACATATGAAACTATCTGAAAATAACATTGATTGGTTAGAACGGTTATATAATTTATGTATAATTTAATAAGGAATTTGTTTTCCTTTATTTTTTATAATAGATGGATCATTTGGAAAAGGAGCAGTTTCTATTTTTGTAAATTCATTTACATTTATATTTGATGGAAGTTTACCAACTCTATTAATCATTTGTGATGGTTTACATGTATTTAATCCAGTAGTAAAAATAGATGGGAAACAACTTAATTCTTTATCATCAACATCATCTACTGTATCATTGCAATATGTATAATATTGTCCACCAATAATAGGAGTAACTGCAGTTTTATCAATATAATCTTTTGGAATTTCTTTATTTGTTCTAAGTAAATTATTTGACCAATAATCATCATATACAAGGTTTCCATCTGTTAATTCCCATGATTGATTATCATAACCATCATTAGACTCCATAACAGGATTCCATATTCCATCATATAATAATTTTGGTTTATATAAAGCATATTTCTTATCATTTTTCATTATTTTAATATTTTGATCAGTTGTATATATTTTTCCAACATAATCTTTATAATAGTTTGGACTTAAAGGAATATTAGTACCCGTTTGAAAATTAAGAGTATTATTTCCTTTTAAATCTATTTTTCGACAATCATCTATTTCATTAACATCTTTTTTTTGTTTATCTTTATTATTGTCAAACTTTTCAACAGTATCATTTCCAATAAAGCTATCAATTACTTTTGATAATGCATAATTTCCAATCATTATAATAAAAAATATAAATAAAATAATTAGTATAATAGTAATAATTATAGAAAACATATTTATAATATTAATATATATTATTTTTATTTTATTTTTAATTTTTTTTTATAATATAATATTATATGGATCAAATATATTTTTGGATTTTGATATTATTTATAGTTGTATTAATATTAGACTATACTGATGGATACTTTAAAAAAAAAATAGCGAAAGAAAATTTTACAAATAAAGAATTAGAGGCTTCTCCTCCACCTTATTTTGAAGAAAATAGACTATTTACTTATGAACCTGCATATACAACAAATGCAATTAATTTCAACTCAAATCGTAGTATTGATTTTAAAAATTTTGGTACTAATGGTATAACTCCTCCTTTTCTAAAATGTGCATCTTGCAACTTACAATTTGATTGTACTAATTTTCCACATGATGTTGATGATAAATATACTAGTGTTTGCACAAAATGTAATGAAAATATATATATGAATAAAAATAATATGCCAATTTATGCAAAAAGCGCGGGAAAACCAAGAGTTTGCAGAAATTTATAATTTCTCTTCTTTATTTATTTTATAGTTTATTTTTTATCTTATATTATTACAATATGATTATTTATATTTTAATTTTTTTCTTATTATTAATATTACTAGCTAAATCTTTTTCGTTACATTCTCCTTTAGTTATTGAAAATTTTAATTCTGTTGAAATATATGAATTACCCACAATTATTTTTACTTATTGGGAAAATGAAGATGAAAATCATATTGTAAATACATTTTTACAGTCATGGAAGAATAACATAAAAAGATGGGAAATTATTATATTAAATAAAAAAAATATAAAATCTTATGTTAATCAACAATTTATTGAAAAATATGAAAATGCTCCTCCCCATTTATTTTCAGATTTCTTAAGATTATATTTATTATATAATTATGGTGGAGCTTGGTTTGATTCAACAAGCATTATTATAAATGATCATTTTTTAGATAAGTATAGAAATGAAATGATACAAAATAAGTATGATGTAACATTATATGAATTAAAATCTAAATCTGGAAAATACCCTTATTTAGAAAATTGGTTTATAATGGCACCAAAAGGTAGTCTTTTTATAAAAGATTTATATACAGAATTTAGTAAAGGATATATAATGGGATTTATAAAATATAAAAGAAAAGTACTTAATAATTCAACTATAGAAGTTGAAAGAACTCTTAAGAATAGAAATAATAAATATATTTATTTAATGCAACATGCTATTATACATTATCTGATGGATAAAGGAAATAAATATAATATAAATATAAAAGATTCTGAAGAAAGCATGTTTAAAGCTCATAAATTAAATGACTGGGAAAATACTAAAATAATTAATTTTATTATAAATAATAATAATTGGTCTGATTTTTATGCAATTAAGTTAACAAAAAATAATAGACTTGGTATAAATGAATATAATAAAAAAGCTTTAATTGAAAGAATTATTCGGATTTAGTATTCTTTTTTTATAAATATATTATATGGATATTATAGGTAAAAATGATTATACTTTTCCATATAAATACTTAATATATTTTTTTGTATATTTATTAAATTTTATTTTATATATTTTTACAATGAACCATTCTTTTTTCCTCTTTTTTGAATTTCCCAGGGTTGTTCTAATTGAGATTCACATAATATTCCATAAATTGGTAGAATTCTTTTTGGTAGATCAATTTCATTAACATGTTTACCCATTTGTTGAAGAAAATGACAACAGTCATAACAAATAATTCGCATATGCGTATCTTTAATGGGAATTCCAGGAGGAGAAATCCCATAATTAGCTAATGTATTTTTGCGCGCAGCTTGAACATATTCACGTGGGCAACTTTCGCATTGACTCATTTTTCAGGAGAAATAATTATTTCATTAAATAAAATAATTATTAATTTTTAATATTCATTTTTTATAAATAGGAGATCATGAAATAGTAGATATTTATACAATATATCATACGATGTATATAACAAATTCTAAAATCTCAAATAAAAAAAGTCGAACTACCCAATCTTTTACTTTTTTTCTCCAAAAAGGTTTTCTCTTTATTTCATAACAAGAAGGAAGAATTGGAAGAGAATGTTGTCTGCAAACATTAATATTAGTCTTTATAGGTATAAAACTATGTACAATTGAAAGCATGCAAAGTAACAAGAAAATGGTATAATTCATTTTTCTTCATTAAATATTATAATAAAAATATTTTTTATAGATTTTAGCTATCATTTTTTTATAAAATATACTAGAATTATCCACCCATAGTCTTTAGAAAAGAGATGGGCTAGCCCTTAATAATGAAATTCCGGACAAGTACACTGAGCCCGATTGCAAATGCAACAATTTAAGAGATCTGATTTTTGATTTCGAGTTGATAAAAATTTTCCATGACGATGAACCTTTTGCTTTCGTAGATAAGAAACTAACTTCTTCTTTGAACAATTATTCTGATTTTCAGTATTTTCTAGTGAAAGCAGACTTTTTTCAGTGTCTGAAGAAAAAATCTTTGGGTTAAATACGAGATCTGCTGAAGGATAATCTTGGAGAATATAAACAATTGCATATCTTCCCATTGCTCTATCATAATCCATATAAGATAATCCAGAAGAAGCTGCTAAAGCAGACTTCTGATCTAAAGTGCATTTAGGATCATGTAAAGCTTGTAAATATTCCTTATCTACACGGTTCATCTCAAGATTAGCTTTATTGTAAATAATCTTGCTGTAAATAGCAAGAATTTCGCCTGTATCTTTTTTGTCGAGAGTATCCATTTTAGATGGGGAATTTATAATAATATTGTTAAAATTTTTTTTAAAAATTAGCTGTCATTTTTTTTCGAATATATTTTTCCCGAAGAAGTTTAGTATAACCGTCCATATTTTTAATAAAGAACGCACTACATTCTATTTTAGAAAATGGATTTTCATTAGAAATAAATTTTGTTATAGACGATTTTTCTGAAAGCATAATTCTACTTTTTTTAGATGGATAATCATTTATATGATTGTAAAGATTTTCTCTATTAATTTCCATCTTATAATATTATAATATATCTATTACAGAAGTATTGTAAAATATTTATCATTTTTTCTATTAAAAATTGATTTTTTAATTATAAATATTTAATTAAATAATTAATAAATTAAAATAATATGTCTCTTTTATCTAAAAGAAAAAGACTAGACTCTAAAAGATTGGTAGTAAAAAAAAAGGAAGTTTTATTAACACCTAAATACATAATTGGGTCTATTTTATCAAAAGATAGAAAATGTGTTGAAAATACATTAACTATTCCTATTCAATCTATGACATCTGAAGATGAATATAATATTCGCATTGTTTTAAATAATGATACCCGAGATTTTGATTTATTATGCACATGTGGTATGAAATTTACTGGTCAAATTAGAACAAAATGTAAGCATATTAACTATGTTATTCTTTCTTTATTGGAAAAAAGAAACCAATCAAGTAAAAAAGAACAAGATAAAAAACAAAATAAACAAGTTAAAGAAAAAATTAAAGAGATTGAGTTAGAGTCTGATAGTGATGAAGCAAATGACGAATGTAGTGATAATGAAGAAGAATCTGAATTAGATAAAGCGTTTAATAAACTTTCAATGTGCATTGAAAGAGAAAAATAATTATGAATTAAATTCTTTTTATAAATTTATAAAATAGTATCTATATAATATAGTATAGTATAATGAAAACTAATAATAATAATAATAATTTAAATAAAAAAATTAGAAATTATATTAAACAAGATAAAGCGTATGAATATAAAAATAATTTTTTGAATAATAATAATAATCTTAAAAATCATTTTCAAAAACCTATTGGTTTATATGATCCATATGGTGAAAATATAAATCCGTTAACACGAGAGCCTTATAAAAACTTATATTCTCATTTAAAAATGACATTGGGGTTTGGTAATTTAGTTGGTACTAGTGTTCCTAAAACTTATGTTAATTTGGCTTATAATTGGACACAACTTAAAGTATATCAATTTATAACTCCTCTTTTAAACTCAATTAGAGAAAATCAAGTTACTCTTGTACTTGCGGGAACCGGTGTTGGTAAAACAGTTCTTATACCAAAAGTAGCATTACATGCATTTAATTTTCAAAAAAAAGTTGTTTGTACAGTTCCGAAACAAAAAAATGCTTCTGAAAATGCAACATATTCTGCTCAATGTTTAGACGTAGAACTTGGAAATCAAGTTGGATATTATTTTATGGGAGACAATAAAACAAGTAATAAAACCATGCTTACTTTTACAACGAGTGGTAGTTTAAAATCTAAAATAACTGGCGGAGATCCTTATTTAAATGAATATCAATGTGTTATAATTGATGAAATTCATGAAAGATCAGTTGAAACAGATCAATTATTACTTTATATGAAAGAAATAATGAATAAAAGACCAGATTTTAGACTTATATTAATGAGTGCAACACTTAATCCAATTATATTTAAAAATTATTTTACAGTAAAATCTAATTTTACTTATAATGAAATATTAATAGAAGGAGAAACAAATTTTGATGTTAAAATATATTATGAACCTAAACCTGTCTTAGATTGGAAAATTGCAGCTGTAAGTAGAATTCAAGAAATATTAACTAATACTAATGAAGGAGATATACTTGTTTTTGTAAAATCAGGTGGTGATGGAAATACTTTATGTGAAGAATTAAAGAAAAAAACTAGAAATATAAAAGGTGTTAATCCATTTTGCGTTGTTTATGAGGCAAAGAGTGATAAAGAAAAATCAGAATATGCAATATCTCCATTTGCTTATAAAACACATCCTGATGCAGATCCTAATAATCCATATACTCGTAAAGTTGTAATGGCAACCAATGTTGTTGAATCATCGGTAACAATTGATGGTATTGTATATGTAATTGATAATGGTTATGCATTAGAAGCATCTTTCTTTCCTGAAGAAAATGCTCGTAGTTTATTAGAAGAACGAATTTCACAAGCTGCTGCAAAACAAAGAAAAGGTCGCGCTGGAAGAACACAAAATGGGTTTTGTTATCGTTTATATACAGAAGAAGAATTTAAAAAATTTAATGAATATCCAAAACCAGATATTCAAAAGAAAGACTTGACCAAAGATATTCTTGATATATTTTTGCTGGAATATATTAAAAATGTAGGTGATGTTCGACAATTTTTAAATAATATGATATCACCACCTGAACAAAAATTTATAGAAAGTGGATTAAATAAAATATATTCTCTTGGAGGGATTACTACTATAAAAGATGATGGTAAAGTAACGGATTTAGGAAAAGCTATTGCAAAATTTAGAGTTATTGAACCTAATTTTGCAAAGGCTATTTTAGCAAGTTATTATTATCACTGCAAAAATGATGTATTAGATATTATTACTATAACTGATAAAATTGATGCTCGTATGGATGGATTATTTAATAAATATCGCCCGCGAAATAGAAAGATGTCTAATTCTGATATGAAAAAGGAACAAGCAGAATTTATAAAAATTCAGAAGAGTTTCTATAGTCCATATGGAGATTATATGACTATTTTAAATGTATATAAACAACTTAAAAAATATATGGAATTAAATGCAGATGCTAACCCCAAAACGTGGTGTCTTAAAAATGGTATTAATTCCAGAGTTTTTGTTAAAAATGATTCTCGTGGATGGGATGCTATTAAAAATAGCACTCAACGTTTAAATGATATTTTAATGAAGATTGTTCGTCCGCCTGAATTACGAAATAAATATTATAGTGAATACAAAAATGATGGTAATAGTGGTACTAAGGCACAAAACAGTGTGGAATTAATAACTGATTCTTCAGCAGATATCTTTAATGATGCTGAATTTAGTGATTTTGATAGTACTAATATTGTTCAAGAAGGAGGATATGAACACCGATCTTATGAAATAAATTTATTTCCAGATGCAGTTGATATGGGAAGTTTTGATAAAAATATTATGATGTCTCTTTCTATTGGAAATATTACAAATCTTGCTAAATTAATAAATAAAGGTAAAGTTTTATATAAAACGTGTTTTCCAATGAAAAAAGTGTTTGCAAAATTTGATCGAAATACTACATTAATGCCTAAAAATATAACAAAACTAATTATGTATCATGAATTATTTACAATGAGTAAAACGCAACCAACTCTAAAATTAAATATTTGTACTAAAATACCGGCAGATATTATAGCGGAGATTAAAAAGAAATATAAAATGAATATACCAAACTGTTTTGAAGAAGAAAAAGAAGTATTTTCACCAAAAAAGGGAGTTAAAAAACAAAGTAGAGGAAAATTTGGACAAAGAAAACAAAAATTTATAAAAAAGGGTAAATAATGGAAAGTAAATCTAGATATTATCTCAATAAACTATTCAAAATAAAATATTCAGTGTGTTGACAACATTCATTTGTTGATCGACAACTACATTTTCCTGTTTCAGGACAATATATAGGTAATGATTCAATATCATCATAATTCATATATTTTTGAATATGCTTACATGTTTTTGGATTACTTTTCGAGTAAACATATGATTGACAAGTACAAGTTGTGAAATCTTTATTGACTAAATAAAATGTATTAGCTTCATTTGCACTTTTAATAACATAATACTCTCTTGGATCTAATTCAGTTTCCGTTTCCTGTTCATCAGTATATTGGCCATAACCATTTTCTTTGAAGTAAACAGAATGGACACAATAATTATTTGTTTTAAAATCTTCACATGAACAATTCATACTAAGAGCATTAAATATAACGGAATCATCATATGAATGATTTACAATATGTTTACAAATATTATTATCAGAAAATGAATAAGATGGACATGTACATTCATTTTTATCTTTATTAATTAAGTAATATGTATCTTCTTGCGTTGCACTTTCAACTACATAGTATTCATCTTTATTTTTAGGTTCAGGAGTAGATTTTTCTTTCTTTTTTTTAAAAGAATCAGTTATTTGAACTAATTCTTTTATTTTATCTTTTAATTCACAAATTTTAAGATTAATGTTTACTAAATCCTTGTTCATATCATGAATCATTTGATTCATATTATTTATTTGTCTTAATTGTTCATTGAAACGTTCATTGAATTCGCTATGATTCACAAAACGAGTATAAAAACAACCCATTTTATATATTTATTTATTTATTGTAAATAAATAGATATTATTAATATTCAATTTTTATATAATAATGTTTATAAAACAATGTCCCAATCTTTATATAATCCACCTTTTTTAAGATCTACTTTCATTGGAGTTTCATCTAATATTTTACTATTATCAATATATGTTAATTTATGATATATACTTACATTTGGATCAATTAACAACTTATATATATTATTTTTATAATACATTTCTGCATAAGAAGTTGTCATGTTAAATGTAGTTCGTTTAATTTTTTCAGGTATATCTGATATACCACTATTAATCTCATTTTCAGTATTTGATAATGATTTTTTATATGTTAATATTTTTTTAAAGCAATAATAAGAATTATTCTTCATTAAATATAAAAAAAAAACATTTTTAAAAAGATTCATTATTATATATTATATATATTATAAATAATTTATCTAAGCGGAGGAAATTCATTTACATTATTAATATCTAAACTAAATTCTACCTTTTTATCTTGTGTATATTTAAATTTTTTATGTTGTGGTTCTTCTGAAATTTTAATATTATTATTTAAATCAGTATCATTATTTGCAACTGCTTTAAAAACAAATGTTCTATTTTCTGTTGTAAAAGACTCAATTGGATATTTATTTATAGTAGATGGTAATAATCCCTTATCAAAAAATAATTTACCAAAATCTTTATACACTCTATCATTAATATTATATAAATCAATATTTGTATATTGATTTTGAAATAAATCAGTTAATATTTTATTTTTTAAATCAATTATTTTATCATTTTTATCTAATTCATATTTTTTGGAATTATTTATTTCAGTATGTATTTCAAAAGTACTCATTTAGGTTGCGTGTGTATTTATTATGTAAAAAATCTTTAAGTTTAAAATATATAATAAATATAATAATATAATAAATATATAAAATGTCAATATCTAATAAAAAAATTATAATATATCTTCCTGATGATCATGCATTTAATGATAGTTGTGGAGGTATTATTGTTCAATTTTATTTTGCAAAATTACTTAAAAATTTAGGCCAAGATGTTTATATATATAATAATATTAGAACTAAAAATAATATTTTTAATAATTATTTTGAAGGACCTATAGATATTGAAAATACAGTTATAATATATGGAGAAACTATAGAAGGGAATCCATTAAATGCAAAGTATGTTATTCGATGGATTTTATTAGACATTAGTAGATATGATAAAAGCCATGTGTTAAGTTGGGGTAAAAAAGATTTAGTTTATTATTTTAATAGTGAAGAAAAATTTAATCAAAATAAAGATAAAATATATAAGATGTTGCCTATTTTATATGTTAATTTAAATATAAAAAATAATGGGCAACATAGAAGTGGATATTGTCATACTTTTAGAAAATCTGATATATTTCATTCAAATATTTCAATAATTCATCCAGAAGATTCATTTGAAATTCAAAATTTAAACCATAATGAATTAATTGAATTATTTAATAAATATGAATATTTTATATCATATGATCCATATACATTTTTATCAGTAATAGCATCTGCATGCGGATGTATTTCAATTGTATATCCACTTAAAAATATTAATAAAAAAAATTGGGTTAAAAAAACTGCATTTTTAGATTGTGTAAATTTAAATGAAGATTTTAATATTCCTGGAATTGCATATGGAAATAGTCAAGAAGAAATAGAGTTTGCAAAAAATACTATAAATAATTCATGCGAAGAAATACACGATATGATAAAATATATAGCCAATAAAAATACTAATAGCTTTATTAATGATATTAATAATTTTGATGATAATGAAAATACTGTAGAAGCTAATTATTATTGATAATCTTTTTATAAAAATCTAAACATATTTTACTATTTTTAATATTACAAAATTCTTTTTTAATATTTAACTCTTCCCAATTTTTTAAAATAATTATAGGTAAATTATCTATATTTATAAAATCCTTCTCAATTATAATAGGTATAACATCCAAATATAAACATTCCCATATTCTATGTGTATCTAAACTAGTCCCGGATATATGCCGGGATTTTAAAAAATATTATTTATGAAAATAATATTTTTAATCAGTAATTATTGAATAATTTATAAAAATCTTAAAAAATTAATTTTCTAAATCTCGGCATAT